CTCCGCCGCCTTCGTGGCGCGTAGGTCCTAAATGATTAGGGATAATAACTCCATCAGTTTTTGGAATAAAAAGCTCTGGTCCTTTTTCACCCACCATGTAAGGGGTAGCTCCACCAACTTCTCCACCAGCTGCTTTTCCTTTAAGACCGAGCATGGCCATGAAGAACGACATGACTGAATTACCTACACCGCCGCCTGCTCCACCAAGTGTCTGCATAAGGGCAGCTAAAGCGTTTAAAGCTTTAATTGGCCCGCCAAGAGGCCCAGCTGCAGCATCTGCGCTAAGGAAAAAGTCTGAAACAGCATTAAGGCCACTTTGAGCTCCTGTATACGCAAGGGCACCAGCGTTTGCAACTTGGCCAAGGCCTTGTGTTCCATAGGCCTGTGTCGCTTGACGCGTTTGAACAGCTGTAGTTGTCATTCCAGAAGTTTCAGCGCCAGCTTTAGTAATTGCAGCTCCACCAGTTTTAGCTTTATAAATAAGACCGTTTTTAATAGCTGTATAAACAAGCGGGTCATCGCCAAATAAGTTTTGAACCATAGAGTCCATAGAGTTTCCAGGTTGGAAACCGATAAGCATTTCTTGTTCAGTAGGCTTACCTTTTCCGTCTTTCATGACATCTCTACAGATTTTTGTCCAAAGGTCGTCAATAATTACGTCCATTGGCTTCATGTTTCCGTTTTCATCACGGATTTTAATACCAACACCTCTAAGCATATTTACGCTTCTTGCACGTTGTATGCCGCCGTATGCGCGAGTAGTTCCTTCTAGACCCATACCTGGGGTTAAGTTAGATACATTTGAAATGCCAGACATAACGCTTCCAGCAAATTGGTCGTTAGTTCCAGCTCTTTGCATAAAGTTAACAGCGCCACCAACACCATAGCTTTGTGCAGCAGCCATAGCATTAAATGCATCCATCTTGTCATTTGCTGCGCCGCCAAATGCCATTTCATTCGCTGAACGGCGAGCGTACTCATAGCGGCTTCCACCACCAGTTCCAAACGCTGCTTGGTCAAGCGATATGCCTGGGTCTTTTGGCATAAAGGCTGCTGCTCGTTGCAAAAGCAGTTGAGACTGAACCATGTCAGACGTGGCGTGTGCCGACCCTAGTGCAGTGCCAGCTCCATAAAGGATTGCACCTGTTCTATTTTGAGAGACATACTCGCTAAGGTTGCGGAACATTCCGCCGCCCCCGTCGCCTCCGCCTCCGCCGTAGCCTCCGCCGTAGCCTCCACCACCAGGGGGGACTAAGTCCCCTCCGCCACCTTGTCCACCGACAATTGCGTTTTGTGCAGGAGAACTAAAGACTACGTTGTTACTTGCTTGCTGCTGCATTCCAAAGTTTGGGTCTGGTGCAATTTTGCTAGAGGACATGCCTCCTGGGCCGCCGCCTTTTGCTAATCCGCCAGCTCGTGTACCAGCGGTTTGAATAACCTGCCCAACGCTTGTCCATGCTTCCTTTAAGCGAATAGTGTCTTGAATACTTCCAGAGATTCCGCTTCTAAGGTCGGTAAGCACAGCGGATGTGCGTGATGGTAGGTTCATACCACTTTTGCTATCAGCCACTGTTACTTCCTTCCGCTATAACGCAATGCTCTGTCTAACCAGTTTTCTCGTTCTCTTACAGAAAGGCTTCTAATCTCAGTTAGAGTCCAGCCCGTAAAAGACCGAGTTAAAATCTCATACTCGTTTAATAAATCTGTGTACTCAGATATATTAGAGTTGAAACAAATCAAGCAAGCTAAGTGGAATGTTCATAGACTCTCCACATGCCTTGCAAGCTTTCTTCACCTCCCCAAGGCGTGGGCCTGGGTTGTTTTCAATAATTTCATCAACAAGCTTTGCGCGGTCAGTCATTCCTAAAGATAGAACTGTATGCGCACCCATTGATGGGGTTCCATTTACAGATACAACACATCCAGATAGCAACAAAGTATTAATCTCTGCAGCTGTCTTTTCAGCGTTGTCCATAAGCTTCTTTTGTGTAATGCCTGTAGGTAGGGATATAGCGACAGGGCCCTTTTTTGTATCTACTACCCAAACTCGTCCTTTAGACTCATCTAAATCGCGAACGGGTACATCTTCAGAGAGATTAATTACCGTGTCTTGGTCCTCATTACAAGCAAAACAATGAACCATAGCCTGTATTTCGTCCCCAAAGGTAACCCTGCGAATACCTACTAAAATAGCGTCTCGGTCACCAGATAGGAGCCCGTCTAACATCTCTTTAGTAGCATCTTCAGTTCCAACTTTTACAAGGCCTCGTTGAAGAAGAACATTTAAAGCTTTGGCTTTTGACCCTGCTTTAGAGATGGCCTCTTCGTCAGCTCCATTAAGCTCTCGCACTTCTGCGGTTTTAACAACAGTGCCATCCTGAGAGATATAGCCCCCAGGAAGGTCAACTGTTGTATCGGAAGGTGCCCGAGAAGTAATAACCTTCTCGGGCTCTTCCATAACTTGATTTGCAAATTGTGATACTAACTCGGCATCAGTGATGACTTTTGACATGTATTTTGCTCCTTAGTTGGTTATTAGTTTAGTGCTGTACGGCCTACTGGTGCGAAGTTTTCTGTGTTATCTGTAAAGAACACAGATAGCCCTTCATGAACAAGCTGCATTGATTCAAATAGGATTGCTCCGTCGTTTGCTGCTAGGTCTGTGTAGTTTAGCTGAGTAATCCACGCGTTGCGAATATCAAAACCCATACGGGCCTTGTTAGTTGTGCTTGCAGCGTTACCTGTGTTTGGGTGGTCCATAACATAGATACGCATATTAACACGGAAAGTCTTACCAGAGGTGCTGCCTGTGGTTAATCCATCTCCAGCAACTGCTGCAAACATTCCACGCATCCAAGTGATTGCTTGGTCATTTCCGTATAGAACGCCACGCTGTAGTGAGATTGGCCCAAAAGTTGTCATACCAGGTATCTGGTGGACAGTTGTGTTGTAGCCGCCTTCACGATATGGGATAGATTGAGTTGTAATGCTCAACCCGCTAACTGATGAGAATCCACCAATCCAGCCATCTTGAATAGCCCCGTTAGGGGCTGCATTTGATGTAAGCAGCTTGGTACTAAATGGGTCCGTGTCCGCTTTTGTAAACTCTACTTGGAACCGAAACGAGCGTAACGGGTCAGACGCCAGAGTAGAGAACTTACCGATTGAACTATTTGGCATTTTTGTTTATCTCCTTTACGCCACAGTAACGGTAGTGTTACCGTTGAACTGACCAATTTTGACAATTACGAACTCAGCTGGTCGCTGAAGAGCCACACCAATTTCAATGTGGAGTTCGCCGTTATCAATTAGTGATTGAGGGTTGATTGTCTCATCGCATCGGACATAGTATGCCTCTGCTGGTGTTGCTCCAACTAGGCCACCCTGTGCCCAGAAGTTAGTTAAGAAGCTGCTCAAAGCAGCTTTTACACGGCGCCATAAGAAAGCGTCGTTTGGCTCAAATAGGGCAAACTCAGTAAGGTCTGTTGCAGACTTACGCAAGTAGATAAGTGTACGACGAACTGGTACGTACTTATCAACATATCCAGCCTTTAGCGTACGAGCGCCCATTACTACAATACCTGTTCCCGCAACAAACTTAATTGCGTTAACTGGTGCGGCAGATGAGTTAGCAATGTCTAGCTCTGCGTTAGTTAGCTTCTTTACAGAAACTACTCCTGCAAGACGAGCTTGAAGACCAGCTGGCGCCTTAAATACTCCGCGAGAAGCATCTGTTGCAGCGTATAGACCGACAACAGCTCCACCAGCTCCAACTAGCTTTGTTTGACCTGTAGCCGCACCTAAGCCCAAAGTAGGGTCTGCGATGTATAGGCGTGGGTAATAGACAGCAGCTTGTGAAGACGCTGTGTAAGAAGCAGCAAGGTTTAGCTGTGTGCTAGAGGTAGCAGGTGCTCCTAGTTCCATGTCAACTCCAGAAGCAACCGCTGAGTCGATAACAACAAATATATCTCCGCGAGCTACTGCGTAAGCAATTGCTGCGTTAACTGTTGTAGCGTCAGTGAATCCTGGCACGTTTAAAACCAAAGACTGAAGAACTGTATCAAAGTAGGTGTAGGTTGCGATTGTAGAAACTGCGCCACCGTTTGTACCGCTAGATAGTGATTGGTTTGTAACAACTGATGGGTTCTTAGTTGCACCCGTAGTTACGTTATTTAAATCAAGAGCGACTACAAACTTTGAACCATTGTTGATTACGTTTGGAGCATAGCGTGTGTTTGTAGCTGTCATTGAAAGGTCAGTAAACTTTTCAACAATCTCTGAATCGGTGTTTCCACCATAATAAATCGTCACATCAAAAAGGCCAGTTGTAGTTGCATCTGAAATAGATACGTTAATGTCGTTACCCCAGATACCTACGTTTGCCGCAGATAGTCTTAGTGTTGCAAGCGGGGTAGACGCACGGTCGCTAAAGCTACGTGTTGCAACTGCTGAGCTGCTACCAACTACACGAACAACGTAGCAAGCGCTTCCGCCGTTTGCAAAGAACATGTAGATAGCAAGAGGTAGGTCATTAGATGCTGTTGTATTCCACTGACCAAACAGCGTTACATACTGGCTCCAGGATGTAACAAGAGTAGGTGTGTTGACTGGGCCACGGTCGTTAGGTCCAATAAAAGCACCATATGAATCTGAGTTGGAACCAACTACAGACTGAACAGGGTTAAGCGTCTCTTGGACGTACACCCCAGGGCGT